CAATTTATGTTAATAAGTATTTTTTGTTTCATTGGATTATGTATTTATTTCAAAAAAAAGCAGTTACTTATTTTTGGACTTATACTATTATATGTTTTAAGTTTATTTAATCAAAAAAAAAAAAAAGAAACTTTCATAAATAATTTAGAAACTACAAAAACAACTTTAGTAATAAAAAATAAAGAAGACAAACCTATTATAAAAGATAAACATGATGAATTAGTATTATCAAAACAAACATATAGTTATTTAAATTTTATTTTAAGAAGTTTATTAGATAAAAACTATTTACAAAATAATAAACAATCAATCGATAATGTTATAGAAAAATATAATATAAAAGATATATTTTTTTTAAGTGATTCAATTATAAATAAAAAAGCTCTTGTTAAATATAATAATTTTTTAGAAAAAATTACATGTATAAAAAATAATAATGAAAATGATATAAATTATTTAGATTGTAATAATGAAAATTTTGAAAAATTAAAAATATTTTCAGAATTAATAAGAATTTACACCTTTTCTATTGAGTATGTATTAAAATTAATTAATCAATATAAAATTAGAAAATTATGTGATCTTGAAAATAATACACATATTTTAATCAATAAAGCACAATTTGGTTATGAATATAATGGATATATGGTTTATATAAATAAATTATCAATTAATAATAAATATTATAAATTATTAGAATTACTTGGATTGGATAAACTATTAAAAAATCAAAATACGAATATACCTATTAAAGAAAGATTATATAATTATGTAGATGATAATACAAAAGCTTGTAAAGATCTTAATAGTTTAGTGGTTATGTTTGATTATTATAAAATTTTAGATACTGTTAAATTATTTAATGAAGAAGACGATTATGATTGGGATTATTCTATATTAAGAAATATAGATTTGAATAAAAATTACTGGGATACTAGTTTTTTTAAAGAATATAAAATAAAACAGTTGATAATTAATAAAATTAATGAATTAACTAAAGATGATAAAAATATATTTAAACATGAATTAAATAAAAAATATAAAAAACTTACAGATGATGAAAAATTAAAACTTGAATCACAAAATGTTAAAGATGAATATAAAATAATAGAAGATAACTACGATACTAAAGAATCACAAGAATTTTTAGAAAAATTAAATTTAAAAAATATTAAAGAAAATTTTACAAAAGTTTTTTTAGAAATTATAGATGAAATACATCATTTATATGATGATAGATGTAAAAAAGATTGTAAAAATGACAAAAACACATTTTTAAATACATGTATGTATTATTCAATTAATATATTAAAAATCTGTATTAAGAATGGACGTATGTTTTATGTTGGTTTATTTATAATATTTATATCATTGATGTTATTTTTTATTGATGCTTCAAAATAGTAAGAATTAATTTTATTAAAATTATATTTCTTAATAATATAAATGGACTATAATATTGATACTTGGAAAGTTATAGATAATTATTTTAACGTTCATGATAACTATTTAACAAAGCATCATTTAGATTCTTTCAATGATTTTGTTTTAAACAAAATTCCTTTGACTATTAAACAATATAATCCACAAATTTTATATAAAGAATTAGATAAATCTACAGAAAAATTTAAATATGAAACACATATCTATTATGGTGGAAAAGATGGCAATAACATTTATATAGGAAAACCAGTAATATATAAAGATATTGATGGTGTGGAAACTAAAAAAGCATTATATCCTAATGAAGCGCGTCTTAGGAAATTAACATATTCTTCGCATATCTTTTGTGATATCTATATAGAATATATTATTAGAAATGAAGATGATGAAGAAGTAACATTTAGTAAAGAATTTAAAAAAGTTCAATTAGGGCAAATTCCAATTATGCTACAATCAAAAATTTGTATGCTTAATGGAACAACATTTGATTTAAGGAAAAATATGGGGGAATGTCCATATGATCAAGGAGGTTATTTTGTTGTTGATGGTCAAGAAAAAGTTATAGTGTCACATGAAAGAAAAGCAGAGAATAAACTATATATTATTAAATCCTTAGAGGGTCTTTATAGTTATTCAGCGCAAATAAAATCTGTTCCTGATGATTCTTTTAAATATGCTAGGACAACAGTTGTTAATATGAATAAAACAACAAATGTAATAACAGTTAGATTACCAAGTATAAAGAAGCAAATACCATTATTTGTATTATTTAGAGCATTAGGAATTGAGTCTGATAAAGAAATTTTGGAATATATATTGTATAATTTAGATGATGAAAAATCAGAATTATTTATGGAAACATTAAGACCTTCAATAGAGGATGTTGGACCAATATATAATCAAGATTTAGCACAAAAATATTTAGCAAATTTAACATTAGGAAATTCCGCAAGTCATTTAAAGAATATTATAAATACAGATATATTTCCACATGTTGGGTCAAATTATATTTATAAAGCATATTATTTAGGGCATGTAGTTCATAAATTATTAAATGTATACTTTAAAATAGATCAAGAAACAGATAGAGATAGTTTTGAATATAAAAGAGTTGATTTATCTGGATTTTTGCTTGCTAATTTATTTAGAGAAAGTTTTAAACAATTTCAAAGAGATACTAAAATAGCTATAGATTCAGAATATAGATTTAATAGTAGTCAATATGAGGATGAAAATTATCAAAATATAATAAATAGTGATAATATTAAAAAAATATTTAATCAAAATGTTATTTCAAGTTCATTTAATAAATCATTTAAAATAGGAACAATTTTGAATAAAAAGGGTTTAATTCAGGCATTAAACAGATTATCATTTGTTGGTTCGATTTCACATTTAAGAAGAATTAATACATATGGAGATATGATTATGATAGGTCAAAGAAAATTACATCCTACACAATATGGAATAATATGTCCTGTAGAGACACCTGATGGTGGTAATATTGGTATTAAAAAGCATCTTACTGTAACAGGACATATTACATTTGGTTGTGATGCTGAACCTATAATAAAATTATTACATCAATTAGGTGTTAGACATTTAGAAAATTTGAAACCCAAATATATTGTAAATAATTGTAAAGTATTTGTTAATGGTAAATGGATAGGTATACATACAGAACCAGTTAAATTAACAAAAATGTTAAAATTATTTAGACAAAATAGTTATATTAATATTTTCACATCAATAGTATTAAATAATAGATCACTGGAATTATGTATCTTAACAGATGGAGGTAGATGCTGTAGACCATTATATATGATGGAGGATAATAAATTATTAATAAATAAAACACATATAAAAGGTTTAGAATCAAAAATAGATTGGTATAATTTAGTTGGTGGATTTCATACTAAAAAAACAGACTATTATGATTGTGTCTATAATTGTCCTACAAAACTGGATTTTAAAAATTATGAACAAATTGTAGATGACCTTACTAAAACTAGATCTATTATTGAATTTATAGATACTGATGAAATGACTCAATCATTACTATGTACCAATTATAATAAACTAAAGGAAAGTGATAGATTTTCTCATTGTGAAATACATCCATCATTGATTATGGGTATTTTGGGTTTTACAATTCCATATGTTAATACTAGTCAAGCCCCTAGAAATGTATATGGAACAGGACAAACTAAGCAAACAGTTGGAGTATATACCAGTAATTATAGAAATAGATTTGATACATCAACTCATTTACTACATTATCCACAAAAACCATTAATTACTACAAGATTAAGTAAATATGCTTTTATAGATAAATTACCAACTGGTATAAATGCTATTGTAGCAATTGCTTCCTATTCTGGTTACAATCAAGATGATTCTATTATTATAAATAAAAGTTCTGTAGAAAGAGGTTTATTTGCTTCATCCTATTTTAAAACTTATGATGGGGAAGAAATCATAGATACAAGAAGTAATTCACAGGATTTTTTTTATAACCCAAATGATAGTGTTAATGAAGATATTAAGAAAAAAAATGAATATAATTATAATAATGTAGATAGTAATGGATTAGTAAAAGAAGGTGTATTTGTTAATGATAATGATGTTCTTATAAGTAAATATACTAAAGCAGGAAGTGGTAGTAATAAAACCATGAATGATTGTAGTGTTCCAGTTAAAATGGATGGTTGGGGAGTAGTAGATAAGGTATTTAGTGACTACTATAATTCTGATAAACAAAAAATAGCGCGTGTAAGAATATGCACTTATCGTAATCCAAGATTAGGTGATAAATTTGCTAGTCGTCATGGTCAAAAGGGTGTTATCGGTATGATTTTACCACAAGAAGATATGCCTTTTACAAAAGATGGAATTGTTCCGGATATTATTATTAATCCACATGCTATTCCTAGTAGAATGACTTTAGGACAATTAGTAGAATGTGTTATGGGTAAATCTTGTGCTCATTTAGGAACCTATGCCGATGCCACACCTTTTACTAATATAGATAATAACGAAATATTTAATATTTTAGAAAATAACTGTAAATTCCAAAGACATGGTGATGAAATATTATATAGTGGTATAAACGGAAAACAAATGACAACTAAAATATTTATTGGTCCAACATATTATCAAAGATTAAAACATATGGTAAAAGATAAAATAAATTCTAGAGCTACAGGCGCTGTATCACTAAAAACAAAACAACCCCCATCAGGACGATCTGTTGGAGGTGGATTAAGAATAGGAGAGATGGAACGGGATGCTATATTATCACATGGTGCTCTTCAATTTTTAAAAGAAACTATGTTAGAAAGATCAGATAAATATTCAACATATGTTAGCACTTATAGTGGTATGACATCAATTGTTAATCCAAAAGATAATAAATATATTTGTCCATCGGTTGATGGACCATTAATATTTAATGAAGATCATGGTGTTGAGAATAATAATAGCAGTTGTGATATAGTTAAGATAAATATTCCTTATAATACTAATCTAATGATTCAAGAATGTAATGCAATGGGTATTGCATTAAGATTTATAATAGACAAAGAAAGTAATTATAAAAAATTAGATATACCTACTAAGTCTTCTAAATTTGAATTACAAGATAGTGATAAGCGCAAATTTATTTTGAGTAAAAAAGATACTAAAAAGAAAAAACAAATTCCAGCAACACCTAAAAATAAAGATAAATTTTTAAATAAAATGATTCATAATAAAATTATTGTATCCGAATTACCTAATGATATTACTAAAAGTGATTTAAAAAAATTATTTGGTAATATAGGTCCAATTTTTGAAATAAGGATGAATGAGGATAATACAGCAATTATTATTTATACAAGCGATGATCATGCTAAACAAGCAATTTCTGAATTAAATAATAGTTTATTAGATGGAATAAGAATTGTTGTTTCATTGTATACAAATGATATTTCTAAATCTGTTGTAGAACCTTTAAAAATGTATAATGAAACTGTTTTAGAACCAACGACTCGTTTATATGGAGATTATGAATTTGACTTTGAACGTTCTGAATATGAAAAAGCTAGAGATGAAGATATCCGAAAAGAAAAAGATTTTTATGAAAAAATACAATCGCCTGATTTTGAATCTACACAAACATTTAATTTTACTCCTGAATATGAACCACCAACTTCAAACTGGAAACCTGATTATTTGAGAGAATATAATACAAATAATGAACCTGATTATTCACCAGGAACTGAGTTTGAACTTCCATCTGAAACTATAGAAGATAAAGAATACTTTGATAAAACATATGGAGAAACTAAATTAACACCTATTGAATCATATGTTCCTGATGATTCATTTATGAAAGAATTAGAAAGGAAAGAACAAGAAATAAGTTCTAAATATAAAAATGACACTGGGGTTAATAGCAACGAAGATGATAATGAGGATAATGATACTATACAAAAGGGAGGTGGTAATAATTTAAATTTTAGTGAAATTAATTTAGATAGTGATAATTTATTAGATACATTAGATTTAGAAGGAAGTTCAACATCTAATTTAAGTGATTTAAATAATTTAACTTTAAATGTTCATGATAAACCTTTACCTACACAACCTATTATATCTACCCCAAAAGACAATGCTACACCTGAAATAAAACATATTACAATAAATCTGAATAATAACCCGTTAACATCATTAGATCCTAAAAATGTAGGTAATGATTCATCTACATCATTAGATTTTAAACCATTATCAGATAATAATGAATCTTTAGATACAAAAACAATAGATGTTAATTCATTAGTAAATAATAATATAGATATTGCGAATGAACCACAAATTGATAGTGATACAACATTAAATGATATTCCAACAGAAAATTTAATTGATAATTTAGAAATATCTACTTTAGACGGAGTAATATAATGAAAATAAATTTATATTAATATATTATAATGATTTTAACAATATTAATAATAATAATAATATTATTTTTAATATTATGTTTAAATAAAAAAGAACAATTTGTTTATAAACATGATGATATACATTCACCTGCAAGAGATGCTTTCTCAAGAGACTTAAATGAAAGAATAAATATAGTGACTAAATAATATAATTATTGAATTCTAGTATATCCACTTTTTTTATTTTTTTTTTTAATATAATTGCCTGTAGTTGTACATGTTAATAATACAATTAATAACATTAAAAATATTGTATAATATAAAAATATCATACTTCCTATTATCCATAATACAATTGGTGGAATAAATAATAATACATTAATTATAGTTAATATAATCGCTTTTTCTTTTTTACGTGTTCTTATAGCATCTCCATTATCATTTGGTATATCAAAATATTTATTTATAATCTTTGATGAAAAATATGATATATAAATAATAGAACCAAACAACATAAATATTAAACTTAGTGAAATAAATATATCTAATACATTACATACATCATTAAGTTTATTATTGCTAATACAATCTGTATTATTATATAAACAAATAGAATTTGTTTTACAAGTACTCACATTGGTTATATTATTTGAACACCATTGACATATGGTATTATCTATACATGTATCTATATTATCATAAAAGTCACATTTTGTGTATATGTATCCGGAACATATATTTGTAGATAATAATAATAGTAAAATTTTATATGTCATAATTAATAATATTATTAAACATAGTCTTTAAATATTTTTATTTTTTAACCTAGGAAAATCATGTGTTCTATCATGATTCGCAATTACTTTTTTTAGTGCTTCATTTTCTTTTTTTAGTTTTTTATTTTCTTCTTTTAATTTTTGTTGTCTTTTTTCCCATTCCATTTTAGTTTGAAGCAATCTGGCAGCAATACGTGCCTCTCCTGCTTTATGTTCTTCTAAAAATCGTTCCCTTTCTTGTTCATACGTTCTATTAAATTCTTGTTGTAATCGTTGTGCTTCTTCTTGATTATTATTAATTTTTTTTTTGGGGTTCTCTTCCATTGCGGTTAATGAATTTGATAATCGTTTAATAGCATTTAAGGCATAGTTTGATAATACTGGTTTTTTGGTATTCGAACCACCTCTTAATAATTTATTTTTTCTTGATAATTTTGATTTATTTTTTCGTAATGATTTACTCAAACGCATTTATATTATAATAAAAGAAACAAATTTTAATTTATTTTATTTATGATTTTATGATTTTAATCAGCAAATATGATTAATCATCTAATTCTAAAATAAATTTTAATAATTTATCTGTCCATCCATACAAACAACCATTAGGTTTAGAATTAGGAACATTTCTATTTGTTATATTATTTTTATGTGCTAATGACACAATTATTTCTTCCCAACTTAATTCTTTGAATTCTTTTAAATGTATTTGCTCGAATATATCTTCACACTCGTTTATATTGGAATCATTGAACTTACATTTATCATTTATAATATTTTTATAAAAACATAATGATGCTGGAGATATTGATTTCCCTATAGAACTATAAATACTTGGA